GTGGTGCTGGATATTATATTGGACGATAAACATCCAGCATTTACAGATGAATTGGATGCTAACGATTTTCCACCGAACATAGATGGCAGTGAACCGGTTGCTGGAACAAATGATTATGGTCAAGTTGGTGCAATAAAATTTAGATTCTTGAACAGTGAAAGAGGTAAAGATAAAGAACAACTTGGTTGGGCATATCCAATTGAAAATACTGGTATAACCGAGTGGCCGTTGATGAATGAAATGGTGATTGTTGGTAGATATATGGAAAGCTATTTTTATTCTCGCAAATTAAACTTCAAATCGGTTGTGAATAGCAATGCAAGTTTTATAACCGAGCGTGTGTCTGGTTGGGTAGATCAAAATACGGATGAATACAACAACGGAGAACCATACACTGGGCCAAAATCAACATTGAATTTTTTTGGTGGGGAAAATTATACAGGAGTATTGGGAAACTATTTTAAATTCAATCCAAAGATTCGTGCTCTAAAAAGATATGAAGGAGATACTATACTAGAATCAAGATTTGGATCTTCTATAAGATTTGGAGCATATGACGGTGTTAGGGGCAATGACAATGGAAAAGATGATTACGCTGATGGTGGCGGTAATCCAAAGATTCTGCTGCGTAACCGTCAAGCACCAATAAAAAATCAAGAAGGATTTACCGCAAAGGGATATACAGAAGAAGATATAAATAAAGATGGATCGTCTGTTCATATAACTTCGGGAAAAACTGTTTCAAATTTTCAACCCACGACAACGAACGCAATAATACGAGGAAACAAGTTGGTTAGTTTACCAAAACTGGACGGTGATCAGATTGTGATAAACAGCGATAGGTTGGTGTTTTCTTCGAAAGCTAATGAAATGTTTTTCTTCTCGAAAAAGAAAATTGGAATGACAAGTGACGACTCAATTTCCATATCCTGCTTTGATAGAATGACGATAACCGCATTAAAGACGGCGACAATAAATTCTCCTAAGATATATTTGGGAGACCATGGGAAAACATATGAGCCAGCGTTGTTGGGTAGAAGTACGGTGGCTTGGATGTATTCAATGTGCGATTGGATGTTATTGAATGTCAATACACAAATTCAAGTCCTAATGGCCCTACAGACTCACTTACATTTGACCAAAACTGGCCCAACCCTACTTCCTATATTACCACCCGCGTCAGTCTTGTGGGCGGAGCAATTGCTGTCTCTGCAAGCATCCCAGATTAGTTTGCTGGCTCTTCGCTCTCAATTGAGTTCACTCATGAGTGGTAGAGTGTTTGTTGCCGGTGGAGTTGATTAACATATGCCAGACATTCCATTATTTTCCGCACCAACCGTGTCTTTCAGTCCACCAACGTCTCTGTCTGCTATGACAAACAGCGTGACAACCACCGGTTTATCAATTTTAAAATCTCCTACAATATCTATCGGAGCGGGTTCTTCTTTATCTTCCATTGCATCTGTTTCTGGAATTTCCTCAACAATTGGTGGGGTTCCAAAAACATTGTCAGGCGCTGTTGCAAGTTTCGGGGCTCCAACGACGATTGGTGGTATATCGGCGGCGTTTGGAGGTCCAACTTCCCTGTCAGGTATCGCGGGTACCATGGGATTATCAACATCTCTTCCAAATTTTGCAGCATCACTGCCGCCGCTTCCAAGTTTGAATTTGCCAAACATGCCAAGCTTTCCAGGTTTGGATAAAGCCGGTATTCTTCTTGGTGCCGGACCAAAGTTTATTGCCGATAAAATTACAAAATACACAACTATAGTTCCGCCATTTGCACCGGGTCTTAAAATAAACATGGCAATGGTGGGTGGGGCAATTGCAATAATTTCCGCATTATCTTCGGGAAATCCCGGTGCAATATTGAAGTCGCTTGTTGAAGATATGGTAGATCAGGCGGTTGGTGATTTAAAAAACCAAGTCGGTGATGCGGTAAGCGGAGCTATGGGCCAGACCGGTATATCATCCATACAGGATCAAGTTCAAGGAATACAAGGAAACATCCAAAATGCAGCTTCCAGTGCAACTAGTGCGGTTGGAGACACTGTTTCTGGTGCCGTGGCAGAAAATACTTCCGGTGGAATTGCCAATCTAAACCTGTCGGCGGTATCACCGCCAATAAACAATACACTTTCGGGTGCCACGTCATTCACAAATGATAAAATAAGTGCATTCAGTTTCCCTCCATCGGGATAATTATCAAAAATACATTATATTTATAAAGGAATCATATATATGAACAAGAAAGAACTAGTAGAAATCATCAGAACGGTTGTACGAGAAGAGATAAATAACTCTCTTCCTCAATATCTCATGGAGGTATTGGCGGAAAGAATCACCGCCCAGCCAGTTATTACCGAACAAAAAGAACCATCTCAGGCTTCTGCACAAAGAAATAAGCCGTTGGTTACTTTCGAGGCACCTATCAAGAAATCGCCGGTACAAACACCAAGAACTTTTTCGTCAAACCCAATATTTAACCAAATATTGAACGAGACGGTTGGCGGAGTACCGGACGAAAATTCGGCATCCGTTCCTTCCGTTATAGACACCATAAAAAATATGCCAAAAGAAGTGTTGGCCGAAAACAAGGATATTGCTGCCGTAGCAAACGCTATGACCAGAGACTATTCCAAATTGATGAAGGCAATGGATGCCAAAGCAAAGTCCGGTAGACCTGCATAAAAATGGCAAATACAACACAGACTTATGGTATAGTGCTTCCCATCACACATGGGCCGCAGGGTTATTTTAACCAAAGTCATAGTGTAATTGAACAAGTAAAATCCAACTTAAATTTGTTGCTAAAAACAAAAAAGGGAGAACGCAGAATGAATCCAGATTTTGGTTCTGGGTTGTGGAATGTTTTGTTTGAGAATATGTCAGATGACATGACCCCAATCATTGATAGCACGATTCGCAGAGACATTGCCAAATGGATGAGTTATGTGAATGTGCAATCTGTATCTGTGTTGAATAACAAAGATAATAATTATAATCGCTTGGATGTGTCTGTTGTATTCACCGTTCCATCCATTGGAGTTTTTGAACAACAAACATTACAGGTTGGTATGAACACAAATAATATATGATTTTAGACACACCAAAATCTTTTCAACCGGGAAAAAGAGATATTAAGTATCTCAGCAAGGACTTTTCGCAATTGAAACAGTCTTTGATTGATTTTTCTAAAACATATTATCCAAACACATACAAGGATTTTAGTGATGCTTCACCGGGAATGATGTATATTGAAATGGCGGCTTATGTTGGTGATGTATTATCATACTACATAGATTATCAATTCAAAGAATCTATGTTGGTTAATTCAGAAGAGCGTCAAAATATTATTGATTCTGCTCGTTCGTTGAGCTACAAGTCAAAACCAACCGCACCCAGCGTCACAAATTTTGATGTATATCAATTGGTGCCATCAAAAATTTCAGAAGACGGTAGCATTGTCCCAGATATGAGTTATGCTCAAATCATAAAACCGGGTATGTCTGCTACCAGCGATTCTGGCGTTTCATTTTTGACAAGTGTACCGGTGGACTTTACTGTAGATACCCAGAACGATCCACTTGAAGTTTCTGTATATCAACGCAACGCTGCTGGTCAGCCAGAATTTTATGTATTAAAAAAGTCCGCTGAAGCATTTTCGGGTCAATTGATAACCAAGACCGTGAGCATATCAGCACCATCTCCATTTTATAAAATATATCTTTCTGAAACAAATATCATTGAAGTTTTTGATGTATATGATTCTGACGGAAATCGGTGGCATGAAACAGATTATCTTGCACAAGATTTGGTGCCAATTGAAAGTGAGAATATATACAAAAACGATATGTCACTTTCTTCACACAGAGACACCGTTCCGTTCTTGTTGAAGTATCTTCGAACATCCAAACGATTTGTTACGGGCGTTGAATCGGACAATACAACATTTATAGAGTTTGGTTCTGGAACAAATATTGCCGACGATGAGATTATTGTTCCAAATGTATATACGGTTGGAAAGCCAAACACATTCAGAAATGAGAGCATAAACTATGACCCAGCAAACTTTCTGTCGTCCAGAGCATTTGGACAAGCTCCAAGCAACACAACATTGACCATTCGTTATATAACCGGTGGGGGATTAGAAAGCAATGTTAACGCCAATACTATCAAGAACATCACCAACGTGGAATTCTTTGGAGATATCACAGAATTGCCGGTATTTGATCAGGGATTGACAAATTTAGTTAGACGTTCTGTAAAAGTAAACAACCCAGTTCCTGCTTCTGGTGGTCGCGGTTCAGAAACCAATGATGAAATTCGCAACAATGCATTATCAAGTTTTTCTGCACAAGGCCGAGCAGTGACCCAAAAAGATTATGTTGTAAGAACATACGCAATGCCTTCAAAATACGGTTCAATTGCCAAAGCATATGCCGTAGCGGATACCAACTTGGATTCTCCGGATATTCAACTACAACCAAACCAATTGTCTGTGAATTCATTTGCACCGGAAAATACAAATCGCAAGAATATCAATCAAAATAATCCATTTGCTATCAATCTATATTTACTTGGTTATGATACCAATCAGCGTTTGATAAATACCAACGAGGCAATTCGTCAAAATCTCAAGAACTATCTCAATCAATATCGCATGTTAACAGACAGTGTAAATTTATTGGATGGATATATAATAAATATCGGGGTGGACTTCACCATCATTGCTTATAAAAATTATAACAAACGTGAAGTATTGGCAAACTGTTTAACTTTGGTGCAACAATTCTTTGATATAAACAATATTCAGTTCTGCCAACCAATAAATCTCAGTCGTTTGGAGCTTGAAATTGCCAAGATCGGCGGTGTACAATCTGTTTCTTTATTGAAAATAAAAAATTTGACATTGCGAGATGGTGATTATTCTCCATACGAATATGACATTTCCAAAGCCACATTGGACAAAGTGGTATATCCATCAATTGATCCTTCGATATTTGAAGTAAGATTTCCCACAAAAGACATTGTGGGACGTGTGAGTTAATTTAGGTCAAATTTATTGGTTGGGGCGTATATTTATAATGTAAAGAACATAGCATATGCATTACTTTTTATATCCAACCAAAGACACCACCATCAGTAACGAGCCGTCATATATGCTCAAGAACATGGGATTGGACGAAATTCTTGAAGTGGAAAAGCGGATTTCCTTTGATAGTTGTTCAAGCACATCCACGTTTCCTGTACTTATTTCTTACACCAGCTCCAGCATACAACTATTGAGTGGCTCTATGTCTGCTTCTTATGCATCGGGGTCAACAGACTCGCGCATAGTGTCCAGTTCTTATAGACTTGTGTCGGGAGAAGTCACAGCGGGATCGGTTTTATCAAGGGCGTTGTTAAACTTTGATTTGACCGAGATATCAAAATCAATTGCATCCAACGATGCATACAGACCAGTAAATCCAAAGTTTTATCTAAACTTGAAAGTGTGTGAGTCCAAAGAAGTTCCGGTTGAATATACTCTGGCTGCATATCCGGTATCACAGTCGTGGGAAATGGGAACTGGATACAAGTATGATGGACAAGCCCAGTCGGATGGTGCAAATTGGAAGTTCTCTGACGGATATTCCAAGACTTGGTATAGCAGTTCTTTGACTGATTGTTCTGGTGGAGGTGCGTGGTGGCTTCAAAGTGGATCAATTGCATACGGTGTCGGTTACGCAGATCCTCAGTATGTAACCGCGTCTGTGTATTATCCGGATTGCCCAACCGCTCCGTACATTCCACCGGTTCCAAGTCCAATTCCACATGTAACGGGTTCGTATACTTGTTATCAAAGTTTTGATTATCAAACTTCGGATGTTAGAATGGATGTCACCACAATCGTGAATGCATGGTTGACGGGACAGATCCGGAACAATGGTTTGATATTGATGCACAGTGATGAGTCCAGTTCTATAGATTATGGTAAGTTGCGTTTCTTCTCAAAAGAAACCAACACTGTATATTCTCCGTGTATTGATGTGGCATGGGAAGATGCAACAATTACCACGGGCAGTGCCGATCAAATTCAAATTCGCGATGCGGTTGTTAACATGAAAAACATGTCAAAACAATATAAATTTGGATCTATATTAAGAATGGATGTATCCGCCAGAAAACGTTATCCAGTCAAGACATTCACAAATAAATTTTCTGATTATATGGCTCCATATTATCTTCCAACGGGTAGTTTCTATTCTATAAAAGATGCAGAAAGCGAAGAAACCGTGATGCCATACGACAAATACACCAGGTTGAGTTTTGATGGAAATGAAAATTATTTTATGTTGGATACAACTTGCCTTCCTCAAGAAAGATATTTCAAAGTGGAAATTCGTTCGGAGCAAAGCGGGTCTATTATGACGTTCACCGTTCCAACCGCATTCAAGATTTCTAGATGAACGCAAATCCAAATCTAACGGGATACAACCAAGATGACGTACAGAAGCTATATCAAAGCGGATCAATCGCACTGAATATAGATTCATACGGTAATTTGATTATACAAAACGTGCAGGGTCAGTTGTATTCATCATCAATAATGATTCCTCTACAGAATGTGGTGTATGATCCAACCAAAGTAGAAACAAAATATGATGTTACATTCAAAGAACTATGAAACTTGTAGATATAAAATATAGAACCCAATCCACATCTTCTTTGAATGTTGGCTCTACTTTTTTGGAAAAAGATTTGAAGTTTTATACCGAGGATCAAACTTATGTTAATTTTCCGTTCGGGGAATCTGACA